TTTGCAAATCATTTCGTGAATGTTCATGGATTTTCCTTTTTACTTAGAGGCTTCCCAAACTTCAACCGAAACACACTTGTCAAGATAAAGAGACTTGAACCCCACAGGATCATTCACGGTAAACAGCATGCGATTTTCCGACATATCCTTCACGCCCACAACCTCACCCGTATACAGTTTGCCGTTGTTATATTCGACGAAAGCAAAATCACCAATTTTCATTTTCATTCTCTCTTTCTTATACCACGATTATACATTAGGTTATCGGCAAATCAAGAAAAGAAAATCAGAAAAACTTTCTGGAATTTTTCCGGCCGATTGGCACACAGTTTGCTAGGCATCCTGGCAAGATGGGGGGTTTTTTTGTTTTTCAAGGAGTCTGTGGATTTTTCGACAAAACCGCCGGGTGGTATAAAAACAATAGGCACCCCCTATAATAATTAGCCAGTTTATTAGCCATTATATTCTCATATAGTTGCTATAAACCAATAGCTCCTTCTTGTTGATAGTATCTTTAATTTTGATACTTACCAAATTCCAGCCGCTCACAAACTGTTTCCTAGACAATGCTACATCAAATCCGTTGTATTTCTTAGTATCACTTCTATAAAGATTTGCCCACGACAAATGCTTCACAACATTATTAATTGATACTTCCACTAACATTTTATTGTTAACATTGATGCTATTATTCGCCCACCCTTTAATTCTAGAACTATTAACAACATCCAGCTTATACTGTATAACTCCAACAGAAGGTGGCACTATGGGAACCGAACGCATAACAGGAGTTGATAAATTTATCATCTTTAATTGTTTAACGGCCCCCACCAAATTTAAAACACCATTTCCCACCCTAGAAGCTACTCCTGTTATATAAGATGCCCCGTCTAATAATGCTTTTTTAATTTGAGATGCTGAGTACCTAATATCTATACTCTTTAAAAATGCTACAGCCCCAATTATGCCAGCTATTACTGTACCATGATAGTAGTCATCTTGAACCTTATTATTAAAAGATACAAAATTTCACCCATTAATATCATCTAGGAAGTCAAGAGGTTTTTAAGATAATAATCTTATAATATATGACCTAAATTTTAATGTTAATATAACTCTTAAATATCTTAATATCTAGTGTAATTTAAAACATAAGCAACTTTGTTAAATTAAATATTATAATATAATCAAATGCCTATAAAATACGATATACCAGAAGTAGACAATAAAATAGCACAATGCTGTCCTGCACCAGCAATTCCGGTTACGCCATCTTCTACCAGAACAGCAACACCTACTATTACTCCTACAAATACGTTTACTCCAACGCCTACTAATAGCGCTACTCCAACTAATACGGTAACTCCAACTAATACGGTTACTCCAACTAATACGGTAACTCCAACTAATACGGTAACTCCAACTAATACGGTAACTCCAACTAATACGGTTACTCCAACTAATACGGTAACTCCAACTAATACGGTAACTCCAACTAATACGGTTACTCTAACTAATACGGTTACTCCAACTAATACGGTTACTCCAACTAATACGGTTACTCCAACTAATACGGTTACTCCAACTTATAGCGCTACACCAACGAATACGACAACACCAGCTAGCACATCAACTCCGACTAGCACAACAACACCAGACCCAACGCCAGACCCAACTCCAGAGCCAACGCCAGAGCCAACGCCAGACCCAACTCCAGAGCCAACACCAGACCCAACACCATCCCCTATGCCAGAATGTTGTTATACTGAATGGAATGGTCAAGCATTATTAGACGTTTCTCCTCCTTGTGAAGTAGAACCAATTCCAATATCATACTCTTTTGATCCTTATACATGCAGTTGGTCAGGAATGACTACAAAAGCATTAGGAGACGGAATTCATTCAATATTATCAGTTATTAATTGTGATCTTTTAGTAGAAGGTTGTGAAAAATGGTCAAATACAGTATCTACAGATTGTCCTGATGGTGATATTTCTATTACAGGAATTATAACTTCTTGTGAAGAAACTGGTGATCCTACAGGTCCTCCGGTATGGAGTTATAGTTTAAATCCTGGAAGTTGTGGTTGTCCTTGCTCATTATGTGACGATTATTATAGTACAACAACACCCCTAATATATAATTATTCTGATTCTATCATTGGAAATACAGGCCAACAACCATGTGAAGTATTTCGCATAGCAGGATCACAAAATTTCACCATACCTAATAGTATAAATATACCTACTATAATGCATATTATAGGAAAAGTTAATGATGATTTGTTACTTAATGGTAATGTTATTCAAAATAATGAATTTTTAAATGGTCATCCATGTAATTCTGGTCATATCATAGATCATTGCTTTACATATGATGGTCCTCGCACTTTTACAGTAGCATCCCGAGATAATTATGGAGATGGAATAAACACCTCGGTTGTTTTCCGTTTTTGTTATGAGTGTGAAGGAGAAGCAATAATACCAGTTAGTGGACTATATAACTACTCATTTCCGATAGAGAAAAATACAACTCTATTAGCAAATACAAATATTCCCGTACAAATGGATACTATAATAAATGTTCCTAAATGTCCATATAATCCATTTCCAATGCCAGAAAGAACATTAATTCTTAGCGGATCTAGTACAGAGCATAATGCTGTGGGTAGAGTATTCTATAATACTGATACAAAAATCAGAATACAAAAAGAAGGAACTGGTACTTGGGTTTTAACTCGTAATAATATATGGAGAACCCGAGGATCAGGATCAGGAAGCGAGTTCTTATTATTTAAAGAAGGAACCATTATTTTAGCAGGAGATGCTTACGGTGGTAGTGGCGGGAGTAGTATTATTGGAGCACAAAATAGTTCTATTCCTAGACTTGGAAGTTCTAGTCATACTGGTCCAGTATCTTTATTAATGGCTCAACGAGCATTTGAATTTGATGAAACAGAAATACCATTAAATGCAAGAGGAGGTTCGACTTTTTCCAGAGCATTAGAAATACCATCTGGAATTACAAATTCTGAAGTTATTTTAGGCGGAAGTTCTTATCCCAGTCAAACCGGGGTTTTGGGAGTTTTTGACGCTAATTCAGCATTTAGGATTGGTAGTGATTCTTTAACATTAGCCTGTGATGACGGAGGAGTTGTTAGATTTTTAACTTCACCATCTTCGTGGCAAAAACAAGATGGTAATGCTAATCCAGAAATAAGTATAAAATTTGGAACTTCTAATATGACAGGAATGGTATGGTTGGATTTCACATATTTACCATCTTCAATCATAAATTATGATATAGCCTATGGATCGGTTAAAGTCTCTAGTCCGTCTATGTATCAGAATTATGTCCCTGGCTGGAGAAACGAAAATACTAATTTTAGTTTGAGTAGTGTTGTATTTACATCATCTACAATGACTTGCTATTTTAATAATGAACCATCAGTAGGAGATTATTTTAAAATATTTAATTCTCCAACAGTACAATCTTATATTCCAGAAAATATAACGCTTATTGGAGTTACTGGAACATATAATGCAACATATGATTCATCAACATCTATTCTGACCATAGAAGCTGTATCTACAGCAACACCAACTCCAACTAACACAGTCACACCAACGAGTACTCCAACTAACACAGTCACACCAACACCAACCCTCACACCTACTATAATACTAACCAATACTCCAACTCCAACACTTACGCCAACTCCTACTTCAACTGTGTAACAGCAGATAGTTTTGGAAACGGGCCAAGAACCTCGAATTATATCTGTCTAAGCTAAATAGTTATGATTAATTAATAAAATTAAATGTTGATTATAATTAATTTAAACACTAATATAAATTATATTGTTAAACTTTTATGGAGTATAAAATGATTACTATTCAAAATTTATCATCAGCTTTACCATATCTACTTAAAAATGAATCTACTTTTGATAGATTAAAAACAGACTTCCCCGAAATTCTAGCAGATTTGACAACTTTTAAAAATAATCCTAATTGTTCATGCAGAGGTCGCGTAACGAAATTTTTTACAGATAAGCTGCAACAAGAACCAACCATGCTCAATAAATATATATATAATGAACAAGAATTAACTATAGAATTAAATAAAGCAGAATTATTAAAACAACAAAATAATTATAGTGGTAAAATTGTAATTATACCTAAAAATGATGAAGCCTGGAAAGCTTTATCTCAAGATATTAATCAAGGCAGAATGTTTCGAGCATTTAGTGTAGTAGAAAGAGAAAATGAATTAGTAGTTTATTTCTTATGATATTTATAATATATTTATTCTCTAGCTTAGGATTATGTTACGCTTGGAGTGATACTGAAGCTAGTCGCCCCCTAAGAAATATAGTAGCTAGAATTCCATATATTAGAGATCCTTTATTATGTCATGAGTGTTCTAGTTTTTGGATCAGCTTGTTATTAAGCTTCTATATAAACCCATTAGACAGCTACAATATAGGGTTCTCAAGCAATGTATTATCTGCTTTTTGCGGATTTTTTATTAATTTATATTTTACCAGAAAACATATTATTCCATTTAAAGAATAAAAAAAGGAGAGTATTTAACTCTCCTCTTTTATTTGAATAAACTAATTAGACCAAATCACACTGTTAAATTTTCATCAACAGGTTGAGATACTTCTTTGATCTTTGGTGGACGACCTCTGCTTTTCTTGATATTCAGTTTTCGTCTTTGACGACGAACCATAGCAGTAGTAACATTTTCTCCGCCCATTTTAGATAACTTTGCAGCCAACTCGGCATCATTCAAAAGAGTATGATTCTTAGAAAGAAAATCCAATTCAGCATTTGTCCATTTTTTGTAATTAGCCATAATTTTTATCCTTTGTACATTGCCAGAAAAATAATCAACACTATTATACTAAAGGTTGATATTTTTTACGCAAGGATATTTTTATGAATCCAGAAATTAATCAAAATGATCTAATATCATCAATCTTAGAAGTAAAAGCTTCAGGAGTTGATATTGCTTATGATCTAGAATTAGAGGAAGGCAAAAGCATAGCAGAACTATTAGATGACCAAGAAAATAAATCAAAATAAAAAAGTTACCGAAGAAGAATTTTTGACCGTATTAGATAATATTAGTAAAAGGTTAGTATATAAATTCAGATTCGGATATCATGATATTGATGATATGAAACAGCAAGCGGCCATATTCGCTCTAGAAGGCTTAGAAAAATATGATCATAGTCGTCCTTTAGAAAACTTTTTATGGACACATGTTAGAAATAGACTCTTTAATTACAAAAGAAATAATTATCAAAGACCAGATAAACCCTGTCTAACTTGTCCTTTGTATGATGCTAAGTGCAAAGTTTCCACCAGCGAATGTGAAAAATATGAGAATAAAAATGATTGTGATCTATATGCTTCATGGATAAAAAGAAACAACAGTAAAAAAAATATCATGAAACCTAGCTATATTGACTACGATATAACTAACAAATTTAATTTTGATGCTTTAACCGAAAATAGTGAATTAATTAATTTTTTAGATATAAATATTCATGCTGATTATAGAGAAACTTATCTAAGACTAAAGCATGGAGAAAAGATCACAAAACAAAAATTAGTTAAATTACAAAATCATATTCAATCTTTAATGAAAAAATTTAATAGTTATGATAAATAAAAAACGAGGACAACTAAGCTTAGACGAAGAAAAATTTATTAGAGATAGTTATGGATCTTTAACTATAGAGCAAATTGCTGATCAGCTCAATAGAAATCTTGATCCTATTAAAAGATATATTAAAGAAAATAATTTAACAATTATAGACAATAGTCAAGAGTTAAAAGATAATGAAATTTTACGACAAAAATTATACAGTAAAACATTTTGGCCCGAAATAAAAAAACAATTTGATGAAGATAGTGGAGAACTAAAATACTTTGAAGATACATGGATAGGACTTATCAAACAGTTCAGAGAGGACGTTCTTCCTGCTGAAGAATTACAAATTAAACAATTTATTACTATTGATATTCTTATTAATCGTAGCATGAAAGAAAGAAAACGACACATAGCAGAAACCGAAAAACTACAACGCTTAGTAGATAAAGAATACGAGAAATCAGAAGATCAAAGAGATATTCCTAAATTAGCTAATCTAGAAACCCAGCTAAGTTTCGCTCGTAATAGTATAGCTAATTATACAAATGAGTATACAAAGCTACTTAATGAGCAACAAAAGATAAGTAAAGATCTTAAAGCAACCAGAGAACAAAGAATCAAAAGAATAGAGGACGGTAAAAGTAGTTGGATAGGATTAATACGCATGCTAGAAGACGAACAAATAAGAGAAAAAGAAGGAAGAGAAATGGAAATTTTAGCATTAGCCACAGAAAAATATAAAAATAAACTTAGTAATTATCATACTTATGTTGATAATACTCAAGACAAACCATTTTTAACCCCAGATACTGTAGAATAATTTTATGACTAAAACAGCAGTTATAACAGGAATTACCGGACAAGATGGTAGTTATTTGGCCGAATTACTCCTAGAAAAAGAATATAAGGTTATAGGATTATATAGAAGATCCAGCACAGATACAACAGGTAGAATTAAACATATTCTAAATCATCCAAATTTAACTTTAGAAGAATTTGATATTACAGATCCGTCGGGATGTAGTAATATACTCAGAAAATATCAGCCAGATCATTTATATAATTTAGCCGCCCAAAGTCATGTTGGAACCAGCTTTAAACAACCATCCACAACATTCCAAATTGATACTATAGGAGTTATTAATTTATTAGAAGCTATAAAACAAGATAGTCCACAGACTAAATTTTATCAAGCTAGCACCAGCGAAATGTTTGGTAGTAATTATACTGAAATTAATGGACAAAAATTTCAAAATGAAAATACATCATTTTTACCTCAAAGTCCATACGCTATTGCCAAATTAGCATCCCATAGATTAGTTCAAATTTATCGTGAAGCCTATAATTTATTCTCATGCTCTGGTATATTATTTAACCATGAAAGTTCACGACGAGGAGAAAATTTTGTTACACGAAAAATTACCAAATATATAGGCCAATTATCCAACAACTTACTGCATAATAATCAAAAATTACATTTAGGTAATTTATCTGCTAGTAGAGATTGGGGTCATGCTAAAGATTATGTAGAAGCTATGTTTCTTATGCTAGATAGCAGTATTGCTGATGATTATGTTATTAGCACAGGCATATCATATACTGTAGAGGATTTTTTAAATAGATCATTTGGATTAATCGGCTTAAATTATAAAGATTATGTGTATATTGATCCTGAGTTCTATAGACCATGCGAAGTTAATTATCTTAAGGGAGATAGTTCCAAAGCATTAAATAATCTTGGATGGAAGCCTAAAATATCATTTGATCAACTAGTAAAAGAAATGGTAACTAGCGATATTAGTTATTATCAAAATGAAAAGAAACTATAATGATCCTATTTATAAAAAATGGAGACTACAAGTTTATACCAGAGATAATTGGAAGTGTCAGTGGCCATATTGCGATCAATCTAAAAAATTAAATGCTCATCATATACTAAAATGGGCTGATAATCCAGGATTAAGATATTTGGTTTCAAATGGTATCACATTATGTCATAAACATCATAAAATGATTACTGGACTAGAAAGTATATATTCATCAATATTTTTAAAGATTTTATCAGATAAAGCTAATGAAAAATCCTGATTTTACTATTATTGTTGATACTAGAGAACAACAACCGTGGAGTTTTGATAATTTTGCCGTAGCTAATAAAAAATTAGATACTGGAGATTATAGTATAGAAGGACTTCAGCATCTTTTATGTATAGAGCGTAAAAAAAGTATTAGTGAATTTGCTAATAATATTATTGAATCAAGATTTAAAGATGTTGTGATACGAATGAGTCAGCTTAAATATTCATTTTTATTACTTGAATTTAGTCTTGAAGATGTTCTTATTTATCCTATTGGAAGTACTGTTCCTAAAAGAATGTGGGATAAAATTAAAATATCTCCAGCTTTTCTTTTGAAAAATCTTTTAGAATTACAACTTAATCATAATATTATTGTATATTTTTGTGGTAATGCATCAGATGCTGAAAAAATGGCAGAATATATTTTTAAGAAAATTTATTATATAGAAAAACAAAACATAAAAAATAACCAGAATCAATCGGAAAATTAATATGGATACAAAAATACTTACGCCTTTTGATGATGCATGGTTAGGGTTAGGGGATTTATCTGAACTTGTTTTGACTCATAACCCCATGATTCATAGAAATGAAAAAGAAATAGAAAATCCAGATTTACATCTTATTAAAGTGCTAAGAAATCCAAGGTATTTAGGTAGTACATGTAAAATTTTATTTAATATTGAATTACATCCCATACAAATAGCAGTTTTACAAGAGATATGGAATACTCCTTTTCCAATGCTTATAGGTAGTCGCGGTTTTAGTAAAAGTTTTAGTTTAGCATTATATGCTATACTTAAATGTTCTTTTTATCCGGGAACCAAGGTTGTTATTGTTGGTTCAGCTTTTAGACAAAGTAAAATTATTTTTGAATATATGGAAACTATGTGGCGTAATAGTCCTATTTTACGCAGTATCTTTAGTGGAAATGAAGACGGTCCTAGAAGAGATGTAGATAGATGCACAATGAGATTAGGAGATAGCTGGGCTATTGCTATTCCTATGGGTACTGGTGAAAAAATTAGAGGTCTTAGAGCGCATATTATTTTAGCAGACGAATTTTCTAGTATTAGTCCAGATATTTATGAAACAGTGGTTTCTGGATTCGCAGCTGTTAGTGCTAGTCCTATTTCTAATGTAAAAGAAGCGGCTAAAAGACAAGCTATGATAGATGCTGGAGTTTGGAATAATGAGCTTGACACACTAAATAAAAAAATGGGTAATCAGGCTGTTATTAGCGGTACAGCAGATTATGATTTTAAACATTTTGCTAGCTATTGGAAAAGATATAAAAGTATTATAGAAAGCAAAGGAGATGAAAGAATATTAAATGAAGTTTTTAAAGGAGAAATTCCTCCTAATTTTAATTGGAAAGACTACAGCATTATACGTATTCCCTATGAATTAATTCCAAAAGGTTTTATGGATGATAAGCAAGTTAGTCGAGCTAAAGCCACTATTCATGCAGGCATATATAATATGGAATATGGAGCAACTTTCGTTAAAGATAGCGAAGGTTTTTTTCGTAGAAGTTTAATTGAGAGTTGTGTTATTTCTAATAATCCTATCGTGATAAACAATGAGCAAATAAATTTTGATGCCACAATTAAAGGAGATCCAAATAAGCAATACATCTATGGAATAGATCCGGCTAGTGAACAAGATAATTTTAGTATTGTAATATTAGAGGTTAATCAATCTCACTCAAGAATAGTTTATTGCTGGACTACTAATCGTTCTAATTTTAAAGAAAGACAAAAAACTGGATTAATTAACGAGCATGATTTCTATGGTTTTTGTGTTAGAAAAATTAGAAATTTAATGAAAACTTTTACTCCTATCAGGATAGGAATGGATGCTCAGGGAGGAGGAGTTGCTATAGAAGAAGCTTTGCATGATCCTTCAAAAGTAGAACCAGGAGAACAATTAATTTGGCCAATTATAGATTATGACAAATCTAAGGATACTGATTCTCAGCAAGGATTGCATATTCTAGAATTAATACAGTTCGCCAAAGCCGAATGGACAGCACAAGCTAATCATGGAATGAGAAAAGATTTTGAAGATAAAGTATTACTATTCCCTAGATTTGATAATTTAACTCTAGGATTAGCAATGGAAATGGAAGGTAAAAATATATTAGAATCAGATTTAAATCCTTTATATGACAGCTTAAGTGAATGTATTTTAGAAATAGAAGAACTTAAGAATGAATTAACCACTATAGTTATGAGTCAAACCAGTAATAGTGCAAATGCAAGAGACAGATGGGATACTCCAGATACTAAAGGATCAGGACATAGAAAAGGCAAATTGCGAAAAGATAGATATAGTTCTTTATTAATAGCTAATATGATAGCAAGAAGCATTGCTCGATCACTAAAACCAATTGAATATGATATTATAGGATCTGATGCTCGTGATGCAGTAAATAATAATGATCAAAAATTGTATAAAGGACCTGAGTGGTTTGTTAATATGGCTAATGATGATATTTATACCGGAATTTATAGATAATTGTGTATTTTAATACTATAATTCTTTTACAATACTACTCCAATACTATTAATTAATATGGCCAAACATAAAACAAAAGCAGATATTGTTGATAATGTCAATACTATACCAGAAGATGCTTATGTTACGTGGGGAGATGATTTAGAATCTAAAAAAGAGGCTTTAAAATCTACAGCATCCTCTTTGGATGAATATACATTAATAGATAAAGCAACCGCCGCCGGTAGTGGTCGTAGATATTATCATGATTTTTCTAATCTAGATGGTCCTACTGGAGGTCGCCCAGGATTAACTAAAAGCGATTATTACAATTTTAGACCAGAAGAAGCTCCTCCAAACAAAGTTAAAGCGATACTAAGAAGAGCGGATGATATTTATCAAAGAGTAGGTTTGGTCAAAAACGTTATTGATCTCATGGGAGATTTTGCTAGTCAAGGAATAAGACTAGTACATAGAAATAAAAGAATAGAAAGATTTTATCGTCAATGGTTTAAAAAAATTAATGGTAAAGATCGTAGTGAAAGATTTTTAAATAATCTATATAAAAGTGGTAATATAGTAGTAGATAGAAGAACAGCTAAAATTAGTTTAAAAGTAGCAGATAAATTATATCAATCATTAGGAGCTAGTGATTCTATAATTACTGATTTTCCTATAGCAGATATAGAAAAAAGAGAAATTCCTTGGAAGTATACTTTTATTGATCCAGTATTTGTTGATGTTAGTGCGGGATCTTTATCTTCCTTCGTAGATAATAAAACGTATGAGTTACAAGTTCCTCCTATGTTAAGAAAAATTATTAATAGTCCCAAAACAGAAGCTGAAAAAAATATAGTTAGTCAATTACCAGAACAAATCGTAGAAGCAGCTAAAACTAAAAAGAATTATCCGTTGGATCCTAATAAGACTCTTGTTTTTCATTATAAAAAAGATGATTGGCAGGCTTGGGCATATCCTATGATATATGCTATTATGGATGATATTACAGTTTATGAGAAGCTTAAATTAGCAGATATGGCAGCTCTTGATGGAGCTATAAGTAATATACGAATTTTTAAATTAGGAAGTCTAGAACACAAGATAGCTCCTACAAAAGCAGCAACAGCTAAATTAGCTAGCATATTAGGAAATAATGTTGGTGGAGGCACTATGGATTTGATCTGGGGGCCTGATCTCGAATTAATAGAAAGCAATACTAATGTTCATCAATTCTTAGGAGAAGGAAAGTATACTCCTCATTTAAATAGTATTTATGCAGGATTAGGTATTCCTCCTACTCTTACTGGTACTTACGGAGCAGCGGGAACAACTAATAATTTCATAAGTCTCAAAACTTTAACTCAAAGACTTCAATACGGACGAGATGTTTTAGTTAGTTTCTGGGAGCAAGAAATAGCACTAATTCAAAAAGCTATGGGATTTAAATATCCTGCTAAGGTAGAGTTTGATAGAATGGATCTTAGTAATGAGGATTCTGAAAAAGCACTGCTAGTTCAATTAGCAGATAGAAATATTATCAGCGATGAACATATACAAACTAGATTTGGTTTAGATCCAGATATAGAGAAAGTCAGACTAAATAGAGAATATAGAGAAAGAAACGGAGATCGAATGGTTAAAAAAGCTGGCCCATGGCATGACCCAACTCCAGAATTATCTCTTAAAAAAATTATTTTACAATCTGGTACAGTAGCGCCTAGTGAAGTTGGATTAGAATTAGAGAAAAAGAAAAAAGGTGAATCAAGTCCACTAGAACTACAACAACAGATGAAACCTAGTAAACCAACCCCGTTGGCAAGCGATTCTCCAGAATCGCTGCCGGGAGTACCAGGACAAGGAAGACCAAAAACTTCAAAGGATCAAAAACCACGAAAACAAAAAGAATTCGCCCCACAGACAGGAGCAAGTTTACTTATATGGGCTAACAAAACACAAGATAAAATTAATGAAATAATGAATCCAATTTTATTAGATTTTTATAATAAAAAAAATGTAAGAAGCCTAACCGCCCAAGAATATAAAGAGTTAGAAGAGACAAAAACAAAAATACTATTCTGCATAAAACCTTTTTCAAAAATAGATGAAGAATCTGTGGTCGTAGCAGCGGCTTCTGTTAATGATATTTATAATTTAGAGCTATATAAATTTTATCAACAATATTTAAAAAATATATCAAATTCACTTAATGATTCTTTATTAGCTGAAGACTATAAACAGGCTAAATCATCATTCTATTTATTGGTGTATAATAACAATAACTAATGGAGATTATTATGCATATTTATCACCAAGAATATTTAGATGGTATAGCTACAGCAATTGAAAAAGCTAACAGTATTAGTTATGCAAGTTTAGCTGAGCCGTGTATTGATAAAGCTCTAGCTAGACACAATTTACAAAATATTAAATCATTAGCCTCATTAGAAGATCAAGATTTATATTATCTTCAATCTATTCTAGTCACATCTAACTGGAATAAAAATGATGATATTTTTGATAAGCAAGAAATTTGGGCAGCCAGAAATACTCCAGAAGATAAACCAACTAATTTAGAACATGATGAAAGTTTGATAATAGGCCATATAACATCTAATTGGCCAATTAATACAGATGGACAACTTATTAGCGATAGTACCACATCAGAAGAACTTCCAGAAAAATTTCATATTTTAACAGGATCCGTTATTTATAGAGCGTTTTCTAAGCCAGAACTAAGAGAAAGGGCTGAAAAACTCATTAGTGAAATTGAAAACGGTCAAAAATATGTTAGTATGGAATGTTTATTTAAAGGCTTTGATTATGGGTTATTAAATAAAGAAACTGGAGAATATAAAATTTTAGCTCGTAATGAACAAACAGCTTATTTAACAAAACATTTAAGAGCTTATGGTGGAAGAGGAGAACATCAACAATACAAAATTGGTAGAGTTTTACGAAATATAACCTTTTCAGGTAAAGGTTTTGTTGACAAGCCTGCTAATCCAGAAAGTATTATTTTTACTAAAAATGATATTGATGATTCAGAAAAAAAACTAATTTTGGCAACATCAGGTGTATCTAATATCGATCCTAAACAAGAAGTGGAGAATATTACAATGAATCTAGAAAACGAAATTGTAGATATCAAAAGCAGCATTCAGACATTAACAAACACAGTAGCATCAGTAGATTGCAATACTGCTGTTAGAGAAGCCTACGCCTCAGTCAGTGCTGCTGAAACCAAAATTCAAGAACTATCCGAAACTGTTAAAGCTAGTGAAGAAGCTCTTACTCAAACAAGAGCAGAAATCGAAGCTTTAAGACTCGAAAAAGAAGAAGCTGCTAAAAAAATGCAAAAAGATATGGAAGATAAAGAAGAAGAAATGAAAAAAATGAAAGCAGAACTAGATAGTGCTCTTGAGACTATCGCTGCTTATAAAGATAAAGAAGAAAAGATGATGAAGGCCGAAAAGAAAATGAAAAGAATGGCCGCACTCATCGAAAATGGAATTGAATCAGAAGTGGCCTCCGCCACAGTAGATAAATTTGAACATTTGGATGATGATGCTTTTGACACCATCGCCGCTCTTATCGCTGCCAAAAAACCTCCTATGAAAAAAGAAGAGGAAAAAATGGTTGAAGATGAAGAAGCAATGATGATGAAGAAAAAAGCTTCTACAGAATCAACTGATCCAGAAGTTCTGGAAACAGCTGAAGTTGAAGCAAGTGTTAATCTTGGTGTAGGTGGAGAAACAGAAGATGCTGTGGAAACCACACGCGCCGCTCTAATAGATTTTGTTTCGAGTAGACTAGGTAAAAAACTATAATTACAGGGAGAAAATACAATGGCTCTTAAACCAGATAGAATTGAATTACAAACAGACGTTTCATTCTTCATGAATACCGTAGCTGAAAGAGGCGGAGTGGTAAGTGTCGTAACAGCTACTAGTGGTGTTGGTGTTAGCATGGACGACGCTAATGCTGTCGTAGAGTATGCTGCCGTCGCTTCTGGTGCCAAACCTGTCGGCGTACTACTAAATGACGTTGTTGATCTTGATCTTACTCGTCAACATATCAATTGGTATCGTGACGAGATGCAAAAAGGTGGCAAAGTCACTCTTCTTCGTCAAGGTCAAGTAACAACAAATAGAATTGTTACTGGCGCTACTCCAGCGGCTGGAGTTGACGCTTATGTTGGAGCAAGTGGTTTGATCGGTACAAGTTCAACCAATGCTGTTAAAATTGGTCAATTTTTGAGCGCCAAAGATGCCGATGGTTACGCCAAAGTATCAGTAAATCTATAATTTTCATCACAGGGAGAAAAAAATGTCAGCTAATACCGAAAAATTTCAGCCAACTCCAGAACTAACAGAACTTCTTGTTAGATCCGGATCAGCAAATAGAGAGGTTTCTTTAGCCGCAAATGCGGAAATTGCTAAAGCTCTTGAGCTTCCATTGAGAAAAGGTCTTCTTAGTGGTGATATTCTAGATGGTATCTTCGAGCCAATTCAGCTCCAACAAGGTGCTACTCCTGAATTTCCACTAGATTTCCTTGCTCCTGGAACAGAAAAAGACTTTGTTGCTTATACCCTTCCTAATCATGGCTATATTCCAGAGCGTCATGTTGAAAGCGATTACGTCATGGTTCCAACCTATGACATCGGTGCCAGCATCGATTATCTCTTAAAGTATGCTCGTGATGCTCGTTGGGATGTTGTCGGTCGTGCTATGGAGGTTCTAGAAGGTTCATTTGTCAAGAAGATGAATGATGACGGCTGGCACACTCTATTAGCAGCCGCTGTTGATCGCAATATCGTTGTTTATGACAGCGATGCTGCTGCTAATCAATTTACCAAGAGATTGGTAAGCTTGATGAAAACAGTAATGCGTAGAAATGGTGGTGGTAATAGTGCTAGTAACAACCGTGGCAGATTGACTGACCTCTATGTTAGTCCAGAAGCTATGGAAGATATTCGCAACTGGAATCTTGACCAAGTTGACGAAATCACTCGTCGTGAGATCTACACTGCTGCCGATGGAACACTCAATCGTGTTTTCGGTGTTAATCTTCATGATCTTGATGAACTAGGTGTTGGCCAAGAATATCAGCTATTCTATAGCAATGTTCTTAGCGGAACACTTCCTTCTGGTGATAGTGAAGTTGTTGTTGGTCTTGATCTTAGCAAGAGAGACAGCTTTATTATGCCAGTAAGAGAAGCTGTTCAAATCTTCGAAGATGAAACACTTCATCGTCAGAAGAGAGCCGGTTATTACGGATGGCAAGAACAAGGATTTGCCGTTCTAGATAATCGTCGTGTTATATTAGGTTCACTATAATAGTTATATTTTAATATAGCTATAACAAATAACTAGAGCCATCTTGACGATGGCTCTTTTTATCTTTATAATAAGATATTATGCTTGATTTGTTCTGACTTATAAGGAATTTTGATATGATAAATGCGGAGTTAACATTAGATAAATATGGTTATTTACCAGAATCTTTATCTTTAGGATCAAATAAATTAGTATGTTTTATTTGTGATTATTGTAGAGAACCTAATACTAAAAACTATAAATTTTATATGAAACAAAGAGATGTTATCAAAAAAGATTCCTGTGCTAATACAGCATGTAGATATAAAAAAAGAGAAGAAATTAGTTTAGTTACTCATGGAGTAAAAAATTCTGCTCAAAGACAAGAGATTAGAGATAAAATTAGAGATACCAATACAGATAGATTACAATCAGAAGAATTTAAAAATCAGGCTAAGCAAACAAATTTATTAAAATATGGAAATATTTTTCCTATGCAAGTCAAAGAAATTTCAAATAAACAAAAAGCTACTATACAAGATAGGTATGGTGTGGATAATATTATGAAATACGAAGATACGGCCAAAGAAGCCGCAAAAAAAATGAAACAAACCAAAATAAATAAAGGGATTATTAAAATATATGAAGGCAAAACTCGACCCGAAATAGCTAGGGAAATAGGATTTTCTAGATCCCAATTTGGCAAATTGGTAAATCAGTATGGCTTCGAAGAAGCTGTAAAAATGGAACCATTTAAAACCAAATTAGAGAAAAATTTTGAGATATTTTTACAACAACACAACATTAATTATGAATCACAATTTAGAATAAATAAAAAAATTGCTGATTTCAAAATAGACAATCTACTTATAGAGGTAGACGGACTATACTGGCACAGCGATGCTGCAAAAATAGATCCAAACTATCATATTAATAAAAAACAAAGTTATGAACAAAGTGGTTATGATAGTTTATTTTTTAGAGAAGATGAATTAAGAGATAAATTTAAAATTGTAAAAAGTGTGGTCTTAAATAAGCTTAATAAATGTAAACGAATTTTTGCACGAAAATGTGAATTGGTTAGTTTAGATGATAAAACTGCGGACAATTATTTTGAAACTAATCATTTAATGGGTAAGGGAAGAGGACAAACTTTAGCATTGAAAAAAGATGATAGAATAGTAGCTGCTTTAAGAGTTAAAAGAAGCAAAGGAAACGTTTATGAAGTTAGTAGATTTTGCAATATTCTTGAGCATAGTGTGGCTGGAGCTTTTAGTAAGCTTTTAAAATATAGTATTAAAAAATATAACCCAGAGAGTATCTTTACTTTTATAGATCGTAGATATGGTAAAGGAGATTATTTAGCTAGTTTAGGATTTGAATATATTCATGTTTATCCTAGTTTTCGATGGACAGACGGTTTTGAAACTTTTCATAGACTTAAATTTCCAGGCAATAGTGGATATGATCATAACCTATTTAAGATATATGATTGTGGACAAGCCAAATATTCTTTTAGGTGTATAGAGTAGTATATTTTCTACTTTTCTCTTAGGAGATTATTATGGCTAATGATATTAGCAAAAGCGTTAGCGCTAACCCAATAAAAAATGGTAGTGTAGTAAGTGTTTATTCTAAAAGTCGCTTTTATCAGCAAAATAACTATGTAAGCAATAAACCAGTTATTGATGATATACAAAATAAATATGATACTAGATTCAGTAATATAACATATTATACTATTGGCAATAATAACTTATTAGGAGCTTAATACATGCCAATTTATAGAATTAATGATTTACCGTTAGCAACAGGTATAACTAGCGATGATTTATTACTTATAATGGATGATCCAGCAGGAGAGGCTATAACAAAAAAAATTCCCGCAAGTTTAGTTAATTTGGGTGGAGGGGATTTAAGTTCTTATTTTAATACTAGTTTACTTGCTGGCAGTGGCATAGCTTTTGTTCATCATAGCGAGAATAATACCTTAACAATTGTTTCTAGTGGGACAATGGGTGGAGGAGGATCAACAACAGTTGTTCAATTAGGTAGTGTTAGTGGCACAATTAATACTAACGCAACTCTTGGAGATATTTTTGATCTTACATTAGCCTCTAGTGGTATCTTAGCTAATCCTTCTGGTTCTGTTGATGGTCAAAGTTTAAGATGGAGAATAAGTTATGCTAACAGTGGCATCCCACTAACTCTTGGCAATAATTTTAGAATTCCAAGTAGTGCCTCTAGTCCATTACCATTTAGTACTAGTAGCGGAACTATGGACATGTTAGGCGCTACTTATGATAGTAGTCGAAACAAATGGGACATTATCGCCTTTGTACCAGGATACTAATATATGAATCTACCAAACCCGATATCTTTTACTCCTCCAAGCTTTACAAGAAAAGATGGAACAATACGAAGTTTTAATCCTATTACATTAAACGAGCTTGATATTACATTGATAGATAATAGTAAAAGAAAAAACGTTATTGCTAAAATAATGGGCATACCAAAAGCTTTAGTCTTATGGAAAGATCAAGAGTACACAAATATAGGGGATTATACTCAAGTTCAAGCTGAAGCTAGAATTTTAGAATTATTAGGAAACAATGCTTCTAAAGTACTAACAGATTTGTTCATCAACTGATTAGGTATTTTATGCCCACTTTTTATTTTAATGGTGCTGTTGACTCTGAATGGACCACACTAGATAACTGGTGGATGACTTTTGACGGAACAAACTACTCAAATCAAGCAACAAGTTTACCTTCTAGTGGCGACAATGTGATACTCAATGAAGGTGCTGTAACAAGTAATACTGGAAGTTCCATAACTATACTTAGTTTAACAATGAATAATGGTTCTTATATCCAGCCGCAAACAGAAGAAGATAGTATAACCATATATGTTACTAATGAAACTATTCTGAATGGAAATAGTAATATAACCGGACACACCACAGTAAATGGTGATATATCTCTATATACTAGTGCTAGTATTGGTTGTGTTGTTAGTGGTAATGTTATTCTAAATGATACTTCATATATTCTAGGAATAGACTCAGCACAAATTGATGGAGATGTTGTTTTTAAGGATTATTCGCATTTTGATGAGGGGATATCTTCTTCTACAAACTTATTAGATATTATTGGTACTGCAACCTTCAATGATTATTCCTATGTTAGTCAGAACTGGGGATTAAAATTATCTAATGCTATATTTAATGATAGTTCTTATGTACTTGCTGAAGTAGCGGGAGTACAAGCTATAGATAATATTATATTTAATGATGATAGTTATATAAGTAATTATGGCTATACTGCTTCGGATAATGTTATCTTTAATGATGATAGTTATATTGAAGAAGATGGTTCAGTAGTGCATAGTTCATTAGTTATTTTTAACCATAATAGTTATATGACCGATAATGCTGTAATAGATAATGTAGATAATATTATATTCAATGATAACTCAATAAATAAAGTTGGTTTAGGTACTGTAGTTGTTAATCGAACAAAGGGTGTTAATGGATCCTCTATATTAGGAATAGTATAATGGCTACTTTTTATTTTAATGGAGCGGTTGACGGAAACTGGAATAATCTAGACAATTGGTGGACAAACAGCGGATACTCTATTCAAGCTTCTGGTTTGCCAACCAGTAGTGATAATGTTATTGCTGTTGCTAATATCAATAGTAGTAGTTCCATTCCAACAGTCTCTAACTTTACCATGATATCATCTAACTTAGGAATATCCATTAATGTTACAGGAATGGCCACTTTAGACGGTAGTATTAACGGATATGAGGATCAGGAAACTTCAATCACATTTTATGGAGTTATAAACGGCAACGCTACCTTTAATAATGGATTTAATTCCGTTTACGGCACAGTAAATGAAGATGTTATTTTTAATAGTGGTGTTGTAAACGAAGGTTTTGTAGATGGAAATGCTACTTTCAATCAAAACTCAAGGAACGCAGGCTCAATAACTGGTGATGCTACCTTTGATGACACCTCAATAAATGATCCTACTGGTCAAAACATAGTTGGAGGAAACGCTTTTTTTTACGGTTATTCGCACAATTTGGGTTATCAAATTCCAACGGTATCAGGATACTCTACATTTTATGAAAACTCATACAATATGGGAGTATTAACTGATGCCACATTTAATGATAGTTCGTACAATAACATCAGCGGCATTATCGAGGAAGATGCCACGTTCAACGACAGTTCGACCAACAGAGGCACCGTTACCGGAAATGCAACATTCAACAATAATTCCTTTAATAAAAAAAATATTAATGGAGATGTGACCTGTAATAGAAAGCCGTTAGGAGTAGCTGGATCAAATATTTTAGGATTACCATGATGTTTGTATAATTAAAATTTAGCTATTTTAGCCATATTGTATTTTAGTGTATATCTTATATAAATAGTATTTTTAAATAACCAATAAGGCTAACCGTATGAAAGCTGCCAAATACGACTTTAGTATAGAACAAGGTTCTTCTTTCTCTTTGTCTCTCACATACAAAAATAATGAAGGAAATCCGGTCAACTTGAGCGGCTGGTGCGCCAGATTAGTATGGAAAAGCAATAGTGGAGTTCAAACTTTTACCACAGAAAATACTAATAATTTATATCGTTTTGAAATGGACGAAATTAATGGTAAAATAATACTACAATTTCCAGCATCAACAACCAATGACTTTAATTTCACTAACGCTAAATATGATCTTGAACTTCAATCTCCAGATGATTTCTATATAGGTGGAGGCAAATATACCACTAGACTTTTATATGGGACTATCACTTTAATTAAGAGATTTAGTCAAACTAATGATACCCTAGAGTGTAACATATGAGTGAGCCTACTATAGAAATTATAGAAACTACTAATTCTATTAGTATAGAAACAAATATTGCAACAAATAATAATATTGAGATAGAACTAGTTTCTCCGTCAAATGTTGAAATTATAAATTCTATTAACATTCCTTTGGTTGGAGATTTACCCCAAGGATATCCGTTAGATTGGACAGTGGGTAATTTACCAATTTCAAGATTATCTGGTTTGATAGGAACTAGTGGTATTAATTATTCTAGTGGAATAATATCATTAAGTGGTATACCAACTAATCTTTTGCCAGTACAAAATTTATTAGCTGGAAGTGGTATAGATATAGCTAATAATCAAGGAATTTTTACTGTAGCAGTTACAGGACAGTTTGGATTGACTGGCGAACAAGTAGATGATAGGGTTAGTAGTTTATTAGTTTCTGGTAATTATACAACATTAAATTATGATGATGAAAATAATAAATTAACAATTAGTGTGACTGGATTACAACCTAGCGGTAATTATAGTCTACAAGGACACCAACATTCAATATCAGATGTATCTGGTTTACAATTAGCATTAGACTCTAAACAACCATCCGGTAATTATGCTAATAGTGTTCACTCTCATATTAGTTCTGAGATCACAGACTTTAGTAGTTCGGTAGATTCAAGAATTACTTTAGCAAACTTACAACCAAGCGGCAACTATAGTATTGTTGGACATTTTCATATTATAGGTGATGTTACTGGTTTGCAAATTGCTTTAGACAGTAAGCAACCTTCTGGGGTTTATGCTAGCGGTATTCATAGTCATACAACTTCTGATATTACTAATTTTAGTACTAGCATCAGTGGTTTATTACCAAGTATTAGTGGATCTGAATATGTATCTTCTAATTTCTCTAATAACACTTATACTATTAGCGTTAGTGGATTACAACCATCAGGAAACTATAGTATTAATGGTCATACTCATAGTTCTAATGATATTACAAATTTTAACAGCGAAGTAAATAGCTTAGTTAGCGGAATCTATGCTCCACTAAATAGTCCTAATTTTTCTGGAGTTCCAACAGTACCAACAGCATCTAGTGGTACCAACAATACTCAAGCGGCTAGTACAGCTTTTGTACGTAATGAAATTAGTAGTCTAGTTAATTCTGCTCCGAGTACTCTTGATACGTTAAATGAGCTGGCCTCCGCTCTAGGAAACGATCCTAATTTTGCTACCACAATAGCTAGCGGATTAGGTCAAAAGGCAAACTTAGTTCATAATCATATAGCATCTAATATTAGTGATTTTAATAGTTCAGTTAGTGGACTATTACCAGTTAAAAATATTTTAGGCGGAACTAATGTAAGCATTACAACAAATAGTGGAATTTATACTGTTGCTGTAACTGGTCAACTTGGACTATCTTCTGAACAGGTTGATGATAGAGTAAACGATTTATTAAAAGCTGGATCTTATATTTCTTTATCTTATGATGATAATAATAACTCTCTAACCATATCTTCTACTGGATTACAGCCTAGTGGAGATTATAGCTTAGTTGGACATACTCATATCTCTGCTAATATTACGGATTTTAATAGTGCAACAAGTGGATTGATTAATTCGTCTCTGTCTACATCAATATCTGGGGGAGCAGGAATAGATGTCTCGTATTATAGCAATACTGATACTTTACTTATTAGTACTAGCGGAGTTTCTTTATTGGGACACCAACATACTTATTCTGAAATTACAGACTTTAATACTGGGGTTAGACTTAATAGAATTAATGATTTAACAATTCCTAGCGGCAATGTTTCTTTTAATAATTATCTCTTAACTAATTTAGCAACACCAACTTCTGGAACAGATGCTGTAAATAAAAATTATATTGACACACTATATGCTTCTACATCGGGACTAGGTATAGCCTCTTTTAGTAGTAACGATTTTAGTGTTGTTAGTGGCGCGGTGACCATAAAACATAGTGGAGTAGACAATAATCAATTAGCTTTTAGTTATATAACTCTAGGATCGTCTACTATAAATTTAGGCTCTAGTATAACTAATGTTCAGGGGTTAATTTTAGACGGAGGAACCCCATGATATTTAAAACTCTATCTAGAAAAATAAAAAATAATAAAATTTACAGACCCGGTCCAGCCATAGATAAAAATGTGATCAATAATCATATTAATAATTCTTTTATTAGTAGATTAACAGGGAAAAATCCAACGACAGATAGAAAAATATACGCCTCTCGAAATCCTTATGGTGGACCAAGCGGATTCCCCAGAAGTTCTTCATGTTGGCTTAATGGAGTATCTAATATAAGCTGTTTTAGCCCTGCTCAATTGAGTGGAGCTAATTGGACGGTTGGAGCTGGAACACTTATTAGTCCACGACATATCCTATTAGCTAAGCATTTTTTTATAGCTTTAATTAGTGGAGGCACTCCTATACTTTTTGTTGATGATGATAGTAATATTGTTACTCGAAAAATAATAAAATATGAATTTGATCCTTTTGCTGATATAGCTATAGGTTTATTAGATAGTGATATGCCGTCTAATATTAAATTTGCTAAAGTATTACCATTAAATTACAGTACATATATGTCATTATCAGAAACTACTCCTGTATACGGATTAGCTCTTGATGCGGAAGAGAAGGCTATTCCTAAAAGGGTTGACGGCTTAGAGGGTAGAAATTATGATAAAGGAGATGGTAGTCCACTAATACCTGTTCCTAATATTTTATTTAATAATTTAAGTAGTAATGATCAATTTTTTAGTTTTACAGAAACACTGGTGGCGGGAGATAGTGGTAATCCTGGATTTTTAATTATTGATAATGAATTGGTTGTGTTATGTGCATTTTGGTTTCATAATGCTGGTCCTTTTATTAGCATTAGATATAATGATGTCAACACTTTTATGAATAAACTTGGTGGTGGCTATAATTTAACTTCCATAGATCTTGAATATGTATATAATAAATATAAATAGGAATGACTATGCCAGCTAATAATATTTTTCAAATACGACGAGGAACATCAACCCAATGGAATTCTACTAATCCAGTATTAGCTAGTGGTGAACCAGGATATGATCTTACAAATAATATATATAAAATAGGAGACGGAAACAGTAATTGGAATAGTTTAAAATCAATTTTAGATATTACTGGAAATGCTAATATCAGCGGAGTTTTGAGTGCTATTAGTGGTAATTTTAATAGTAATCTTTATATTAATAATATTCCAGTAAGCGTTAGCGGACACGATCATTTATCAAGTAATATAACAGATTTCAATAGTAGCGTAAGTGGATTATTACCATCGATTACAGGAACAGGATATGTAAAT